CGATTTTTGTGGGGTCGGGGGGGATCAGGAGCCATTTATAGAGATCGACTACATAGATATCAAACGTGGAGTCTTCCTTCTGTAGACGTTTGGCATGGTTTGCTGCTTCATCACGGGTCGCGAAAGCGCCGCGAATTTTAATACCTTGCTTTTCATTCTTCTGGGGTGAATCGGGACCAACGATAGAAAGGCATGCGAAAGCCTGGCCAGGAACGGTAGTATAGTCAGTTTCGAGAGACATTATACATTTCATACAACTTTAAACTTTAAGCCCTAAGTAATAGATACAATGTTAAAGATATTATATATAAATTGACTATGGAGGAGATACGTAAAAACCACAATGATGCGAAACGATCTTTGATACAATCCGTTACCAAAGAAGGTGGTCATATATTAGATGTCGGTTGTGGTTTTGGTGGAGATCTTCAAAAATGGCATAAATGTGGGGTAAACATAAATATGTGTGACCCAGAACCTTTGGCACTCGTAGAGGCTAAATCACGCGCTAAGACTATGCACATGCGCGTTAATTTTTACGAGGGTGATATTCAACATTGTCCTAACAGAAAGTTTGATATCGTGTGTTATAATTTTTCTCTTCATTATATATTCGCTTCGAAACATTTATTTTTCAGTTCTATCAATGAAATCAAAAAACGTATTAAGCATGGTGGAAAGCTCATAGGTATCATCCCAGATTCTGAAAAAATTATCTTCAAGACACCTTTACATGATGAAATGGGTAACTTTTTCAAACTGAAAGAGCATGGCAATGGTGGATTTGGGGAAAAGCTATTTGTCAATCTCACGGATACCCCATATTACGCAGATGGGCCTAAATCTGAACCTGTCGGGTACAAGGATCTTTTGATCACACATTTAGAAGAGTTGGGGTTTAAATTACAACTTTGGGAGGGACTTCGAGGGAATCCAATCTCAGAATTGTATAGTAAATTTATCTTTGTATATATCAGATGATACCTTTTATTGTATTAATACTCATCAACATAATCATATTATTTCAGACACGGGAACCACGTGTTTTTAAAGAAGTAAAAGAGAGATATCAAATTCTCAGAAGCCATCTCAAGAAGACGAACAACGAAAAGTTTAAAGTCCTTGTTCAACCTATCCCTCTTACGGGTGTTACGAGAATGTCCGGTACAGTAGGATTTAATGTAAACAAGGGAGCGGACATAACAATGTGTTTAGATGGGAACACCAATGAAATCATGCATGTACTCATCCATGAACTCACTCACAGTACTGTATCTGAATGGGATCATTCAGAAAACTTTTGGAATAATTACGCCGAATTGAGGGAAATTTGCGAATCAATCGGTATTTACACTAGACTGGCTGATAAAACCAAATTTTGTGGGCAGTATATTCAGGATAAATAATAATATCTGAATACTATAAATGCAAACTCCCGTGAATGACCTTCTCTCGGCGATTTTCGCTTGGGTTGTATTCTACGCCGTGACCCAAGTCCCTAAACATTTAGACAACTATTACGTAAACCTTGTGTTCCTCACAGTTGTGATTCCAAATGCTGCTCGCGCTATTGTAGGTAGTTTCCCCCGTCTTGCTGTCGATCGGTCTTTCTTTGCTATGTCGTCCCTTTTCGCGCTTATAGTCGTATTCGCGATAAACGAAATGTGGAAGCGGTCTAAGGATACAGTCAAGAATTTTCATAAGAGCGATAGAAAGAAGCATTTGGAATTGAGTGCGGTTTTAGTAGCTGCTTTCACAGTGGGTGCTTTGGCTACGTACTTCAGTGGTATAGATAACAGTATCTATAACAATATGATGCCAGTGGCTTAAACCCGAATAATATAGGTTTTCGCGACAAAGAAAATTACAGCGGCGATCACACCGGTCGTTGCCAAACCAACCATACTTCTACCCCCTTGTTCGTTAAGGAATTTGGGGATAGAGGTCGCAAGACGATCTTGGATAGGCTTGCTCACGGCAACGGCGGTAGCAATGGCCACGATGGCTGCGGTAAGCTGATCATCGGTCATGTTCAAGGGGTTCTTACTGTCGGGAACTTCCTTTACCTTATTTTGGTTGGAAGGGTATGCATGTTGGGGTTGAGCAGCAACCATTTGTGGCATAATACCCTGTGCTCTGGGATCTTCGCTCATGGAAGGTGGGTCCATCATAATGTCGTTAATGGGTGTGGAGTCCATGGTGTCTTTATGTGTACTTATATTATTTTCCGGTTGTTTAAACGCTGTGGAAGGTCGGTTATTCTCATGTAAAGGTATCATACCCTCACCGTCATCAAAAAGATTCATCGTCGAAACGTCGTTAGAAGCCATATATTATAGTCCTATGTTTTCTAAGATATTACGTGACGCAGTTACTTGCGCTTAGTAATTATGAGATTCGATTTTTTGGTTGCCTTCTTTGCGTCCTGTTCAGGCTGGGTGATATGCTTGGGATTATACATTTTTTTATGTAGGTTCCATAATTGGGGACTACCAACCCTAAAGTTTTTTCGAACCGATGCTTTATACCAAAATACACAATCCTGTATCTTATTTGACTTTACTGTATTGTCTAATACGAGACATTCGTAATTTTCTGTACATGCGTCCATCACTTTACAAAACATGTCAAATGATGGAAAGATACCAAAGAAAGATTTATATAACTTTTCTCGGTTCTGAATAATATTTTCACGAAGAATGAAAACATAGTCAACATTGGCTCGAAGTGCTGGTGGAAGATCCATTACATATTGCATGGTCAGCATAAAAAAAATCTTCCAATGCCGACCATTCATAAAACATTGACGAATACATGTATCTTTTAGAAACTTTGAGTCATACATACAGTCATCCAGAAGCATAAAGGCTCCACAATTCTCTCTTCCTGCGCCTACTAGTTTACGCTGTCTAGACATTACCCGTTCAATCGCGTCTCTGTCATAATCTCCATAAATGAACAAGTCTGGAATGAAATCCGAATAAAAGTGATTCCCCTCTTCTGTACCAGAAAGTACAATTCCAGCTGGAAGATGTTTTTTATGATACATTATATCTTTCACAAGAGTTGATTTACCTGTATTGCGCTTCCCTATAAATACAATGACCTTATCATCCGCAATTGATTCGGGCTTGAATTTTTTCAATTGAAGATTCATCTACTGTAAGATTTCGTTTTATTTAGCATAATTTTACTCATTTCCTGATGAAACGCGAACACCTAAGTCATTTATAATGAGTAAAATGTATAAACTCTTTTTACTCTTAAATACTAAAGATGAATATGCAAACTGGTTTTGGTGGAGGGGGTGACAATATGATGGAACAGTACATTGAGACCATGACTAACCTCATGTTACCCGTTATAGAAAAGAGTACTTTACTCGCATCCGAATACTCCAAGGCATGTGGAAGAGATACACTTATTTCAGAAGATATGGACTACGCGATGAAATACTGTGTCATGCACACAGTTGGGGACACTATAGGTCCTTCATTTCCCGAAATTTACGATGAAGTGGAGTCAGATTACTCAGACGAAGAAATAGAAGTCGTATCACCAGAAGACTGCCCACAATTTGAACGGTATTCGGGGAGTGATCCGATATTTATTAGTGTCAATGAGGCATATGATAATTGGGATGAGTGGGTGCCTCAAAACCCGACAGAAGAGTTGTTAAAAAATGCTGTTAATAGTAATGAGCACATGGGAGCCTGATGGTTGGAACTTTGATGATTCTGGAGTAAAACTTCATGTATATAGTGACGATGATTCGGATAGTAGTTCAAGTGGGGAGATATCAGGAGATGATAATCTCTTTACAAATTGTAAAAATAATAAAAAAACTGGGTACAAAAAGATTAAGAAGGAAAATCTATTACCGGAGTGAATAATTTTCCTAACCTATAGTATATTACTCACGATGAAGGCGGCTATGCAAACTGTCACCCTTGTTACTCAGGAGCTCGAGACTCAATCTTTGAACGCGATTGTCGCCGGTTTCTCCTTCGCGGCCGCCATGTCTTGGATGGATGTTGTTAGGTTCATTATTAACCAGGTCATTAAGGTACCCAAGAACGGTGGTGCGCAGTACGGTCTTACTGCCGTGCTCACTACACTGTTGTCCATTGCGGTATACATGATGATCTCTACCGTCTCTAGTCGCGTATCCAAGCCTGCTCAACCAGTCTACGCTATTTCTCGCTAATCGGTTTTCCTTTCATTAGGAAGATAACCATCATACCTATAAACAGAATGATACCAATATAAATATACACCTCTTGGTTATAAAGAATCTCTTTTTTGATTGGATTCTTTATTTTCTTCGTGCTTTCCTTTTTAGTAACTGTATCTATTGGAACTTTTGTTAAACCTTCAAGTTTGTCAGTTGAACATTTTATCTCGAATTTTAGAACATGATCAGTGTTTCCAACTTCATATGTCGTGAGAACACCATTATTCATGTACAAAAATTCAATTCCAAGATCTTTGATCATCTTTTGTGGTCCTGAGTGAAATCGGTGTACGAGGGGATCATCAGAACCGTTGAATGTTATACTTGTTGTACCATTAAGAAGGATATGACCGGTATAATGAGGAGTCCCAGTTTGACCACTATCCTGTGGTCTTCCCACATACACAGATTGATTAAGTTCATCGGATCCAGAAGATAACCTAAGAATTAAAGAATTTGGTGAAGGTGATTGAGGTGTAGGAATACGTGCAGACATAAGTCGTATCTCCTCGACATCATATATGGGATTTTCTAACGTAATGACGTAGTTATTAGATTTGGGATATACACTCGAATCACGCTGATTACTATCGATCGTGAGGTTATGTACCTTCATTAAAATAAGGGGATACTATTTTAATGAATGTTTTCAACAATATATACAATTGATTAACGATAAAGTGAATGTGAAAGTGGGTTATTTTCCAATTGTTTCGCTGCGATATCCAGACGCTTCGTGTTTGGATTCTCAATACCCTTGTATGAATTAAACTGATGGAATGGTTTGTTCTGATATTGTTGTGTCCAACCACCATTCGCGCCATTGACACGTCCATCTATGCGAGTAGTATCACTTCGTACTGATGTAAGAGCACCACCCTGCTTCAGGGCACTTTCACGAACATTCATACGACCAGCGTTACCGATGCGGTTAGGTTTACCACGACGATCTTCTGGGCGGAAACCATATTTCATAAGCTCTTCATTCGTTTTATTTGTAACCTTGTTCGCCACATTCGTGGTGTAAGCACCATGGAAGCTGTGAATACCTGGAGCGGGTTGATTGTTGTATTGATATTGTTCATCATTGCGATCCGCCTTGAATCGTGTGGGATCTTGTGACAATGTTTGACCTGA